ATATTGTACTTTCTAACTATAAATAAATATTCTAATTTATATATGATAATATATAAATTAATTGGTAACAATAACTTCTGTTGTTTTAGATTCAGGTTTTTTAGAATTAATAGTTCTCCGAGTTTCTAATTCTTCTATTTTGAAATCTTTTAAAGATTTAGTCACCAAATCTACTTTTGAATTACTCAAACAAAATTTAACATTTCTTTCATTTAAATTATTAATTTCTGAAAATAATTTTTTGTGTAAATCTAAAGTGAATCCATCTTTAGTATATCCAACAAAAGAAGTTTTTGTTTCTGGAGCATATGGAGGGTCGAGATAAACAAAATCTCCTTCAGATGGTATTTTAATAGATTTTTCAAAGGTGATGTTTTTAAATTCTACATCTTTAATAAGCAGACTTATCTTATCTAATTGTTCTTTTGTAATGATGGTTGGTGTTTTTTTATGATGACCGTAAGGAACATTAAAACCATTACCACTCTCACGATATACTCCTCTAAAACATGTCTTATTTAGAAAAAGAAGAAGAGCGGCAAATTCTATTTTCTCCTCTCCTTTTTTCTCTTTCTCTTTCTCTTTCTCTTTCTCCTCTCCTCTTTTTTCCTTCTCCTTCTCCTTCTCCTTCTCCACATCACTAAATAAATTAGATGAAAATAGAAGAGAATTGAATCTAAGACGAAGAAAATAGTAATAACTTTCTTTACAAGTTTTAGCGTCTTCCAAAGTTTTAGGTTTTCTATTTGGTTTATCAACTTTCTTTTCAGAAAGAGAATCATATTCTGTTAAAAATTTTTGAAGATATTCAAAAAATTTATCTTTATCATTTTGAATTATTTGATACAAATGAATTAGATTTTTATTTAAATCATAAGCAAAAATTTTACCAGTTATCTTAATTTTTTGTTCTTGCTGGAGTGTCAATAAAGCAAATAAAACACTTCCACCTCCTAAAAATAATTCATGATAATCTTTTATTTCTCTTGGAAAAGTTTTAACTATCTGGTCTAAAATTTGTGTTTTCCCTCCAACCCATTTCAAAAAAGGTTTGTGATATTTCATATTATTATTTATAATAATAATATTTTTATTTCATTTGTTGTTTTGATTTCATATTATTCTTTCTATTATTTTGATTTCATATTATTCTTTCTATTATTTTGATTTCATATTATTCTTTCGTCTTAGTTATATTAATACATAATCTTTTTTTTGCTACGAATAAGTTTGAAAATATAAGCAGTCATCAAACAGATAGCAAAAACTTGCAAGACGAGAGAAGCAATATCTTTGTGTTCTGATTCAGAATTTTTCTTGCTATAAGATAAAGTATTATCGTTGGTGGAAACAGAATTAGCAACAATAACACCATTCAGGAAAACAGCTGATAATGCTAAACCAATAGTAAACCAAGAAATCCAAATAACTCTATTAACATAGTAAGATTCAAAAAGAGTAAATAAGAGAGTTAATAAATGGAAAGATAAAACTATGATATTGATATTTCTGATATTATCACTTCGCATGGTAGAATCTTCAATATTTTGATACCTATCAACAAATAACCAAGTTAATACTGCCCAAAACCCAATTCCAAGAAGAGAAAATAAATAAATTTCTTCTTGTCTAAGACCAACATTTTTCATTTCGTTCATGAAATTTAACGGCATACCTTTTTTCACCATTTTATAATAACATAAAATTAGATTATTTCTATTATATTTCAGAAGAGAGGATATATTATATTTCAGAGAAGAAAGAAGAAAGAAGAGAGAGAGAAAATGAAAAAGAAATAATATAAATATAATAGAAATAAGTATAAAATGACACTTTATTATAATTTGACCACCCTTCTTTTTAAAGATAATTGTACTAAATTATATGAAAAAACTGAAATTATTAGTGAATGTATTTACAGTTTGTACGATTGTTGTAGAAACGCTATTTCCACAAATATTAAACATTTTAACAAATGCGAAGACAATACAGAATATATTTGTACTTATTATACCAAACAACTTAATTCTGCTGACCCTGCCGTTTCATTCTTATACGGAGCCGTTGGAGGGATAGCATGTTGGTTTTTTATATATTTGTTCAAAATGTGTTATAATAGTAGATGTAAAAAATCTAACGAATATAGTTTAGAAGATCTAGACGACGAAGAATATTAATTCTTTCTTCTTTCTTTTATTCTTGGATAATAAGAAAAGAAGAGAGAAAAAAGAAAAGAAGAGAAGGAAAAAGATAGAAAGAAGGAAAAAGATAGAAAATGAAAATTAAATAATATTAAAATTAAAAAAATTTAGTATTATAATGAAACTTAGAAAAACTCGAGTTTATGTCAAAGAAGAAGACAAAGACGAAAAATATCATCTTAGAAGGGAAAGAAATAATGAATATGCTAGAAGAAGTCGAAGTAAAAAAAAGAAACTTGAAAAATTACGAGAAAAAACTTATAATCAACTAGTTAAAGATTTTAAGAAAGTAAAAAAGTCTCATCAAGATGAAATATGCAAATTTAAATCAGAAATATTCAACTTAAAATCAGAAATATGCAAATTAGAAGAAGATAATGAAAATTTGAGAATACAGTTATCAAAAACAGAAAATTTATCTTTATTTCCTTTTGATATTATTAATAATGATAGTTGTATTTCTCTTGATATATAATATTACTAATTTCTTTTATATATAATTCTAATTTCTCTTGATATATAATATTGATAATGATAATTCTAATAATAATTAGAATTAAAATAAATCGGACTCTAATTTGATTTCATATACATGAAGCCAATTACTCCCAGAAATCCAAATTCCTTCATCCTTATTTACCCAAGTAACATCATCTACCGAATTTGACATATATCTTTCTGCACATTTTACCGCATCTTCCCGTGTTTCCCAGAAACCCAGTTCCATTCCAATATAAGGTTGCTCTCCAACTTTCACCATGAACATTTTTAATTTAAAATTTTATTAATTTCAAATTATAATATATCTTCTTTACAACCTAAAATAATTGGGGTTTATTAATTTCAAATTATAATATATCTTCTTTACAACCTAAAATAATTGGGGTTTTATAATGTAATGAAGGCGGTGTTAGGTCTAAAATTCTTTGGTCTCCTGAAAAAGCCACTCCTCCAGCAGATTCTATTAAAAATGCCATCGGAAAACATTCATATAACAATCTTAATTTACTAGTTGGGTGAATAAAAACTCCACCGTACAATAATGTTCTATGAACATCTGCCACCATACTTCCAATATAACGGAGCGAATAATTTTCTTCTTTAAATTTTTGAATCTTATCTTTCAAGTCTTGATTCCATTTATTTTGACCACCTTCGTTGATAGAGTAAATTTTTTGAGATATATTAGAAATAGAAACAGGTGATTTGCTATTTTCTACAAAATTCTGACCATCATAAGTAAACATAAAAGTTCCTTTTCCAAAAGTTATTGTTAGTACTAAACTAGAAGAATAATACAAATATCCAGCACAAATTATTTCTTTACCAAACGGGAATGTTTGAGTGTCTTTGGATAAAAGAGACGGAAAGATACCAAAAATAGTACCAGTTCCACCAGAACATTCTAAATTACTACTACCGTCAATAGGGTCAAAATAAACGTCATAAACTTTATTGGAAATAAAATTGTCGCAAACTTTCACTTCTTCCGATTCTTCCGAACCAATTTTTTTTACCAATTTTGTATTCTTTAAATTATTGACTAGAAGGTGATGAGCATAAATATCTATCTTTTTAGGTTTGTCTCCAGACGTATTAATTTTTTCTTCTGATTCGGAATAAAAATTATTGATTCCAATCAACTTTAATTTTTTGTATATTTCCATTCCGGAAGTAATAATAGAATTGATTATGATTGTTACTTCTGGTTTATCTTGTTCTTTCAAAAATTCAGTTAACCTTCTCATTTTTTAATTTTCTATAATATCTAACAAAAGAAAAAAAAAGAAATATTATACAAAAATGCTGAAATGGTTAAACGAAGTAGACTTAAATGATAAAAATATTGCCGGTGGGAAGAACGCATCCCTTGGAGAAATGATACAAAATATAAAAAAACTTGGAATAAGAGTTCCGGATGGTTTTATTGTCACCACTACTGGTTATCTTGAATTTCTAGACCATAATGATTTGCAAGATACTATTTCTGAAATTATTGATAGTTTAGATTATAATGATCACATCCAGACAAAAAGATTAGGTCTCAAGATTAGAAATCTAATTCAAGATGGAGAATTTCCAGAGGAATTAGAGAAAGGAATCATCGATTATTATCAAAAACTATCTGCTAAAAGTAATTCAGAAATGTTAGATGTTGCTGTCAGGTCTTCTGCTACCGCTGAAGATTTACCCGACGCTTCGTTTGCTGGTCAACAAGAAACTTTTTTGAATGTTCGTGGACAAAAACATCTTCTCTTGTCTATCAAGAATTGCTTTGCTTCTCTTTTTACTGACAGAGTAATTGCTTACCGGAAAAAAGTTGGTTATGATACTAAAAAAGTAACTATTTCTGTTGGAATTCAAAAAATGGTTCGTTCTGATTTAGGTTCTGCTGGAGTAGCTTTTAGTTTAGATCCAGATTCCGGATTCATGGAATCTATTTTTGTTAATGGTTCTTTGGGACTTGGTGAATCTGTAGTTGGAGGTACTATCACACCAGATGAATTTATTCTTTATAAAAGAAATTTAAAACATGGTTACTATCCTATTTTAGAAAAGAAACTTGGGGATAAACATACCAAATTGGCATATGGAACCAATCCAAGTAGACCTGTCGTTGAAATTAAAACAACTGAAGAACAAAGAAATTCTTTTTGTATGTCAGATGAAAAATTAGAAGAATTAGGAAAATGGATTATTGTTTTAGAAGAATATTATTCTGAGAAACATGGTAAACAAACACCAGTTGATGTTGAATGGGCAATAGATGGATTAGATGGGGAGTTATATATTGTTCAGACTAGACCTGAAACAGTTATTTCTAGAAAACAACAAAATGTTTATCGAGAATATAATATTAATTTGAACGCTGAAGACGAGAAATTAATTTCAGGTGTAGCTGTCGGAGAAAAAGTAAGTGCTGGAAAAGTAAAAATTATTTACTCTTTAGAAGACAGAGACGGGACAGAGGGAGAAGATTTTTTCCAAGAAGGTGATATATTAGTAACAGATATTACCACTCCAGATTGGGAGAATTTGATGCAAAAAGCAGGTGGAATTATTACTAATAAAGGTGGTAGAGTTTGTCATGCTTCTATTATTGCTAGAGAATTTGGAATTCCAACTATTGTTGGAACTGGAAATGCTACAGAAATATTGAAAAATTATCAAGACGTAACTATTTCTTGTTGTCAAGGTGATATTGGTTATGTTTATGATGGTTATGTAGATTATAATTATAATGAAACAAATTTAGATACTTTACAAGAAACCAAAACCAAATTGATGTTGAATGTAGCAAATCCATCACATGCTTTCAAAAATTCTCTCTTACCTCATAACGGAGTTGGGTTACTCAGATTAGAATTTATCATTAATAATTTTGTTAAAGTTCATCCAAATGCTCTAATTTCTTACGATAACGGAACTCTTAAAAACGATTCTCTGAGAAGTTATATTTCTAATTTAATTAGAGGTTTTCGAAACGGAGAAGAATATTATGTGACAATGATTCAAAGAGGAGTCGGTAGAATTGCAGCAGCTTTCAATCCCTACCGAGTTATTGTTAGGTTTTCTGATTTCAAATCCAATGAGTATAAAAGTTTGAGAGGAGGAGAAATTTTTGAACCCGACGAAGAAAACCCAATGATTGGGTGGAGAGGTTGTAGTAGATATTATTCAGATGACTTTGAAAAAGCTTTTGGATACGAATGCCGTGCTATTAAAAATGTTAGAAATATTATGGGATTAGATAATGTAACTGTTATGCTTCCTTTTTGCAGGACAGTAGATGAAGTGATTCGAGTTAAAGATACAATGAGAAAATATGGTTTAGAGAGAGGAGTGGATGATTTGGAAATCTATTTAATGTGTGAGATTCCTTCCAATGTGATTCTTGGTGAACAATTTTCGGACCATGTAGATGGATTTTCTATTGGAAGTAATGATTTGACTCAATTGACACTTGGTTTAGATAGAGATAGTGGTTTAGTCTCTCATCTTTTTGATGAGAGAAATCCAGCGGTTAAGAAAATGATTTCTATGATTATTGAGATTTGTAGAAGAAGAGGAAAAAAGATTGGAATTTGTGGTCAGGCACCTTCTGATTATCCAGAATTTGCTAAATTTTTAGTAGAAGAAGGAATCGATAGTATTTCTTTAATCCCAGACAGTTTAATTCGAACCAAAATAGAAATCAAGAAAGTAGAAGACAGAATACTATATTCCTAATTTCTTTTCTTTTCTTTTTTTTCTCTTCTCTCCTCCTCTTTTTTTCTCTTCTCTTCTCTCACTAAATTACATGAAAGTATCAAAACCTAAAATATGTAAAATTATGGTAAAAATAACAAAGAGAATGACAAGACAGAAATCATTTTCTTTAGATAAAATCAAATCTTCACTATTATGTAACAAATATAAATCATTGTCTTCAAATATATTATTTCCTGTCAATGTCATATTCATTTTTTAATTATATATCATTATATTATGATATATAATTTATTATTTATTATTTATCATAATATAGGAAAGAGAGAGAGAAAAGAAAAAAGGAAGTTAGTCACTGATGTAGGATAACCATTGAGGATGTGACCTCAATCTATACCAGACATCCGCCATAGGAAACGAATATTTACATAAATTATTCATTATTCCATCTAGTTGTTTGAAAATAATTCTAGAATCATTTAATTTAAAACCTTTTTCATTCTTGTCTCCAACTTTCAAATCAACAAATATAATTTTTTGTAATTCCAGCATTTTAATTTTAGTAACTGTTAACATTTCCATATATAAAAAGAAAATATCAGGATCATGTCGTTCTAAAAACTCGAGAGAGTTATTAAAACACCAAAGAGTTATTCTTATACCTACATTCAAATGCTGACATTTGCATTTACACTTACAAGACATAATTTATTTCTCTTTCTTTCTTTTCTATTTTCACTTTTACCTTCATCTAATATTATGAAGAGAAAGAGAACAAAAGTGAAAATAGAAAGGAAAGAAGAGAACAAAAGTGAAAATAGAAAGGAGAGAAAGAGAACAAAAGAATGGGTTGTTTTGCTCTGTATGATTGTATTGTTGGAAATCCCTGTGGCATTACTTGTTTTAATTTATCTCGAGAGAAAATGAAATATTATGACTGGATGAATGTTGTTCGTGTTATCCTCAAAGACGGTTCCGTGACAGATATCGGGTTTTACGATGATTACGGAAGAGTTTTTGTTGAAGGTAAAGAGTACAAAGTAGCAGATACTACTTCAGACTTAACCGAATTTGAACACGATGGTATCATTATCATTGATAAAGTTTATGAAATATTGAGTTCTTTTAAAGAATTATCTGCCTTTGTTTCTGAAAACAATCTGTATGATAAAATTACTTCCAAAGGTTGGAAACCAGATTTAGGAAACATGAAAAAATATATAATGTCCCAACATATCATAGTTGTTCCGGAAGAAAATAAAAATGATTATTCTGTCTGTGTTGTGGATGGTTCTCCAGAATCAGAAATGTTTTATGACCCAGACGTGTGTCCAGAAAATTATGATAGAGTTGAAGAACTTTGTATTTCTTTATTAAAGTTATAATATGTAATATTTACTCACCAATATAATGATTAATTTTCTCTATATTTTTATAGTATATATTATAATATACTATATTTTATCCTTAATTTTGGTAGTAAAAAAGAAGAAAATATAAAATAATAGATATTGACGAAAAAGTCAAAAAAACGACTTTTTTTGGTCGCTCTGATCTTTTTATATAAAACAGATCGACTTCTAACAAATATCTG